CTGAGAATGTATTTCCCGGCTACAGAACGCATCATTTTTGCCGAGCATTATCAAGGACCTTATCATCCCAAAGGCGATGGCTATTTCAAGCAATGCCGCGAACTGAAACAGTCGGTATTTAAACCACTCATCGATTATTTTCGTGATGCCCGGAAAACGTTAGGTATCACGGCAAAAGACATTCACAAGGCCACTGGAAAGCAGATGGCCAGTCACTGGTTTAGCGATAGCCAATGGCAGTTACCCAATGAAGTGGATTATCAAAAACTACAGGTGTTGTTTGACCGTATTGCTAACGAAAAGCACCAGTGTGGCGAACTGAACAAGCCCTATGATGAACTGGTGGGATCTCACCTGACATTATCGCGCCAATATGAAGAATTGCGTCAGGAATACGGTTTAATGCGCCGTTCGTTCACGGTCACCGCCGCCGTGCCTTATACCGATGTCTGGCAATTTGCGCCTGTCCAATATTACCCGGGCAAACATCCTTGCGAAAAACCCGCTGACCTGATGGCACATATTATCCAGTCCAGCAGCCGTGAAGGGGATCTGGTTGCCGATTTCTTTATGGGGTCCGGGGCGACACTGAAGGCGGCACTGAAACTGAACCGCCGGGCTTTGGGCGTTGAGCTGGAAGAAGAACGGTTTAAGCAGACAGAGCAAGAGATTAACGACCAGTTGTTAACTTAGCAGTTACAGCTCAACTTACAAACTCAAGGCTGTGTTCCTGCATGGCCTTTTTATAACACATTTCCGTTTTTTCTCCCTTATTTGAGGGGTGAAAACAAGAAGTGTCTATCAGTTCATTAACCCAATTTGCCACCGTAATCATTCACAGGATCTTGTATCTCCATTGTGGTTGGCATCCTATTAACAACAACTCATAGGGGCGAACCTATTTCACCCCGCACGGACGCCCATTGTTCTGATGGGGTGGAAATATGAAGATGAAAGAAGATCCTACTATCTGGGTACACCTCAGTGACTGGCTTGTCTCGGTAAAAGAGCATGGTATCTTGGCGACTCTTGCTGGGACAATGGCATTTCTTCGCGGTCGCTATCACGGCGGCGGCTGGCTAAAGGTGTCAATTGATGCCTTTATGTGTGCCATGTTCGCCTGGTTCATTCGTGACGTATTAAATCTGTTTGGTCTGAATCCTGATTTAGCCTACATCGGCAGTGTGGTGGTTGGCTATCTGGGGACAGACTTTATTGGTCAGCTGCTGCGTAAGGCGGCAGAGAAGAAAGCGGGAGGCACTTCTGATGGAAATCAGCACTAAAGGTCTGGAGTGTATTAAGCAATATGAAGGCCTGAAACTGAAAGCCTACCCCGATCCGGCAACGGGTGGTACTCCGTGGACGATTGGTTACGGTCATACAAAAGACGTCAAGCCGGGGCAAGTTATCACCGAACAGCAGGCCGACGCATTCCTTCATGATGACCTTCAGCCTATCTACATCACCCTTGAATCAGCCGTGAAGGTACCACTAAGTCAGGGGCAGTTTGATGCACTGTGCTCGTTAATCTTCAATTGTGGTGCGGGTAACTTTGTTCGTTCGACGTTGCTGAAGAAACTCAATGCGGGTGGCTACCAGGATGCCGCCGATGAATTCCAGAGATGGAATAAGGCAGCGGGTAAGGTAATGAACGGTCTGACTAAGCGTAGGGCATCTGAACGCCAGATGTTTTTATTATGAAATTCAATCTCACCAACGGCGTTATTGCTGCGCTGATTATTGCCTCCGGTGCTGCTTACCTCTATCGATCTGGGTATAAGAAACAGCTCGGTATTAACAGTGACCAAGCAACCGAAATCCAGCAACTGACCGACCGAATTAACTACCAGAACACGCATATTGACATGCTGCATGAGTTAGACACCAAACACACTCAGGAACTCGCCAATGCCAAGACTGAAATTAACCGGCTGCACACTGCTTCTCTTGTTCATCCTGAGCGGGTGTACATCAAAGCCGAGTGTCCCGTGTTTGAAACCACTTCCTCCTCCGGCATGGATGATGCAGTCACCGCCCGACCTACAGACGCCGCTGTCCGAAATTATTGGTTACTCAGAGAGCACATTGCAACCTCAGAGCAAATGATCTTGGGGTTGCAGGAGTATGTTAGAGCGCAGTGTGGGTGAGATTTGTTTAAAGCCTGAAACAATTGTAACAACTGTATTAAAACCGCAGCAAAATTAAAATGGCCCTTCCAATAAATAACATGTTAGTAAGGAATGACCATGCAATTTGTAGTTAAAAATATGACACCAGTTAAAGATTATATTGATGGTAATTACCAGAACGGGCTGATTGTGGAGCTTATTATGTCTGCAACTGAAGGCCATGATGATTATCGCTTTGTAACTGAGATTTTCTTGTCAGATAGTGAATCTCTATCTGTTAGTGAAGTTAAGGATAGATCGATTGAACTGGCGAAAGAAAAACTCAAAAAAGCATCCAGCGAAATTTAATAGTAATTCATCACAGTAACCCCTAGCCATCACATCCCGTGGTGGCTTTTTCTTTTCAAGGAACCCAAAAATGACAGAACTCACTTCATCCCAGCAAATGCGGCTGGATGTCTTACGCCTCGTGATGAATGATACGGCAGCCGCCCAGAAAGCCATTGAGTTCATTGGTGATAACACGCTGAAGTTTGAGCTCTTCAAAGATCAATACAAGCTCGTGCAAACCGAATCCGGTGTTGTGGCCAGAGCAGATAAAGCCGTCCGTAATGCTCAAGAGGCATTGAGCTTATTCAATTAGTTCATCACACAGCCAATTCACTGAGTGGGCTGAATAATGAGTTAAGGAGGAAATATGGCAGCACCAAAAGGGAATCGATTTTGGGAGATGAGAAGTAGCCATGGGTGCAAGCCTAAATTCGAAAGCCCAGAGCAATTATGGACCGCATGTTGCGAATACTTTGAATGGGTAGAGCTAAATCCATTATGGGAAGTTAAGCCGTTTGCCTTTCAAGGTGTAGTGACTCAAGAGAAGATACCCAAGATGAGGGCGATGACATTGAACGGCCTTTGCTTGTTTTTGGATATCACTGAAGAAACATGGCGTCAATACAGAGTCAGAGAAGATTTATCTGCTGTCGTTTCGCGAGCTGACAGGGTGATATATGACCAAAAATTCGCTGGAGCGGCGGCAGATCTCCTTAACCCTAATATCATCGCTAGAGATTTAGGATTGGCCGAGAAAAAAGTGGTTAACCAAACGGTGACCGATTTAACCGACGATGAGATAGATAAGCGTATTAAGGAGCTGAACCATGACAAGGGAGCAGAAAATTGAGCTTCTCAGGCTCCTTGAAGAGAAAGAACGCCGAGCAAAAGTCTATCGTTACAAATCCTACTATGAAACTCGTTACCCTTGGCAAAAGAAGTTTATCGCACTGAGCATTGAATATTCTCAGGTCGCATTGATTGCAGCTAACCGCGTTGGCAAGACCGATACAGCCACTTACGTTGATGCTATTCACGCCATGGGGGATTACCCTGATGATTGGTCAGGCTATCAGTTTGACCATGCTCCGTTGATTTGGTGCCTGGGTTATTCTGGTGAAAAATGCCGGGATCTGCTTCAAACGCCCATACTTGGCAGGAAGACTGATATTGGCTGGTCTGGCGGATTGATTCCGGGTGAATTGATCATTGATACTGAGCCAATGCAGGGCACGCCCAATGGCATAAGAACAGCTTACGTCAGGCATAACTCTGGTGGTGTGGCAAAAATTCAATTCTGGTCCTACTCACAAGGCCAGCATGCCCTCATGGGTGACAGTGTTGACTGGTTTCATATCGACGAGGAGCCAAAAGATCCCACGATTTACCCGCAGGTTTTAACCCGTACCGCGACAGGTGACCAAGGTCAGGGTGGCAGGGGGATTCTGACTTTTACACCTGAAAACGGCAGAACGGATTTAGTTATCGGCTTCATGGATAACCCTTCAGTTGCCCAGACTTGTATGAATGTGGGTTGGGATGATGCGCCGCATTTGAGTGAGAAGGTTAAAGAGGACTTGTTAGCCTCATTTCCTCCTCATCAGCGTGATATGCGAACTAAAGGTATTCCTATGCTGGGTCATGGTCGAATCTATGATTTAGGCGAGGATTACATTAAATGTGACCCATTTCCTATCCCTGAACACTGGTTTGTGATTGATGGTATGGATTTTGGCTGGGATCACCCACAAGCTCACGTGCAATTGGCATGGGACACTGAGAATGAAACGTTCTATGTCACCCGAGCTTACAAAGCCAGGCAGGTATCACCCGCCGAGGCATTCAGTGCCGTTAAGCCATGGGCTGATGGCGTTCCCACGGCATGGCCTAACGATGGATTACAAACCGAGAAAGGCTCAGGGTTACAGCAGAAATCATACTATGAAGAAGCGGGTTTCGATATGTTGCTTGAGCCTGCCCAGTGGGAAGATGGCAGTCGTTCAGTCGAGCCGGGATTATTTGAAATATACGACCTGATGAGGCGGGGAAAATGGAAAGTTTTTTCTGGCCTGCGTGACTTCTTCGAAGAATACAATTTTTATCATCGTGATGAAAAAGGCAGGATTGTGAAGGTTCGTGACGACATTCTGGATGCCGTCAGATATGCCTACATGATGCGGCGTTATGCTATCCGTTATGGCGAAGTCGGCAGGCCAAAGGCTCATGATTACGCTGATTACAAAATTCCTTGTGGTGTAGGTTGATATGGCAAACGAAGGTAAAACAACAAATGAATTGGCTGACTGGCATCAGAAGGTCTTGCGTAATTTCGATAAAGCCTATGCCGGCAGCCAGAGTATGCGCGAGCAGGTGGTTGAGGCTCAGCGCTTTGTGCGTGTGGCGGGTGCTCAGTGGGAAGGCAGCACCAACGCGGGCTATTCGTTTGAAGAAGGCCGTTTTGAGCATTATCCTCGCTTTGAGTTAAACAAGATTGCCCGTGAATGTGATCGCATTATTGGCGAATACCGACAGAACCGTATCAGCGTGAAATTCAGGCCGAAAGACAATCAGGCCTCTGAAGCATTAGCAGAAAAAATGAACGGCAAGTTCCGGGCTGATTATCAGGAAACGTCAGGCGGTGAGGCGTGTGATAACGCGTTCGATGATGCTGTCGTCGGTGGCTTTGGTTGCTTTCGTCTGTGTGCTGACTATGAGGACGAGATGGACCCCGGTAATGAGCAGCGCCGGATCAGTTTAGTGCCCATTTACGATCCGGCCACCTGTGTTTTCTTCGATCAGGACAGCAAGCAGTATGACCGGAGTGATGCCATGTGGGCGCTGGAAATGTTCTCGATGACGCCAGAGGCATTTAAGGCCGAGTATCCTACATCAAATATGACCAGACTTAACCGGGATGACACCGGAACGCAGTATGACTGGTCAACCCCTGACGCCGTTTATGTAGCCCGTTATTACGAGGTTCGCATAGAAAAAACCCAGATTAGCGCATGGCGTAACCCCATCACGGGCGCGACGGCGGTTTACGATTCAGAGCAAATCAAAGACATCATTGATGAGCTGGCAGAGGGTGACTTTGAAAAGCTGGGTGAACGACAGGTTAAGAAACGCCGGGTTTACTGCGGATTGTTGTCCGGTTCTGACTGGTTAGAAGAGCCGAAAAGAATTCCCGGTGAGCATATCCCTTTGGTGCCGGTCTATGGTCGACGTTCGTTTGTGGATAATCAGGAACGCATAGAAGGTCATGCCGCCAAAGCCATGGATGCCCAGCGCCTTGAGAACCTGATGGTTTCCATGATTGCCGATAACGCGACGCAGGCAGGCGGTGACGGTATTCCTGTCGTTGATGTGGATATGATACCGGGACCGCTTGCCAGTCATTGGGCTGAACGTAATAAAAAGCGTCCCGCCTATCTGCCAATGGTGAGCTTAAAAAACAAATCAGGGGAGATTACCGCACAGGCGCAAGTAAGTAGTTATACGCCGCCTACTCAGATGCCGCCCGCGCTTGCCGGGCTTTTACAATACACCGGCACCGCTATCCAACAAATCACCGGCGCTAGTCAGCTTGAGAATATGCCGAGCAACATTGCCACCGATACCGTTGATAGCATATTTAACCGGATGGATACGCAGAGCTATATCTATATGGATAATATGGCTAAGTCATTGCGTCGCGCCGGTGTGATTTGGCTTTCAATGGCGCGTGAGGTCTATGGCAGCGACACACCAATGCGGGTGGTGAATGAAGATGGCACTGATGATGTCGCCTTGATGAGCGGTGAGGTTATCGACCGCCAAACCGGTGAGGCTGTTGCGCTTAATGACCTCTCTCAGGGCAAATATGAGGTTACCGTGGATGTGGGTCAGTCATTCGTTAATCGACGGGATTCTACGGTTAAAAGTCTGCTTGATATGCTTGCGCTTGTGCCTCCGGGAACGCCAAAGCATGATCTGCTTTCTTCCATTGTGCTGGATAACATGGATGGTGAAGGCCTGGACGATCTGAAAGAGTACAACCGTAAGCAGCTTCTTTTGTCCGGGGTAGTGAAGCCAAGAAACCCCGAAGAAGAACAAAGGGTTGCTCAGGCTCAGCAACAGCAATCACAGCCTGACCCAGCAATGATCGCAGCCATGGCGCAGGATAAGCTGGCACAGGCAGAAATGCAGAAAACCATGAATGAACAGGCTGAGATACAGGTTAAAGCATTCAAGGCTCAGGCAGATGCTCAGGTTGCAGCGGCAAACGTGGTTAAGATCCTCGCCTCAGCAGATAGTCAGCAAAAATCCGATATCCGTGAAGCGCTCAAACTGCTTTCTCAGTTCCAACAACAGCAAGGAGACAATGCCCGTGCTGATACTGAACTGATGCTGAAAGGGACAGCGCAAAATCATACCTAAAGCATGGATTTAACCCAGTCTATGCAACCCACTACGCAACAACTTAACCAATAACCAACCTAATCCCGCTCAGGTCGTCTTGATGAGGCTGGGCAGTCTATTGCCTTCCGATGGGCTTATATCGAGTAACTAAGGGGTCTTTATGTTTGATACGGCAGAAAACACACCAGCAGAAAATGATCTGAATAACACCGCGCCTGAGCAAATTCCGGGCGGCGACGTACTGAATGATACTGATAGTAACAACGTTGGCGATAACAACACTGTCGATACCAGCGCTGAAGTTAACGATATTGATTCAGAGCAGGCATTTTACTTTGGTGAAGAAGAACTGGGTTCGCCGTCCAGTGATGAAGAAAAGGATCAGGGGCTGGTTAAACACCTGCGCAGCACCATCAGGGAAAAAGATAAAGAGCTGAAAGCGTTTCGTCGCCAGCAGCAACCGCCTCAGCAGCCTGAGTTTCAACAGCAGGTTGTCCAGCAACCTCGTATGCCGCAATTGTCTGATGAAGGCATTGATTGGGATGAGGATATTTATCAAACCAGGATGACCGAATGGGCCGATAAAAACAGCCAGTATCTTAATCAAAAGGCAGAGCAAGACCGGCAACAGCAGGCATTGCAGCAAGCGCATCAGCAGAAAATGGCGACTTATCAGGAGCGAGTGAAATCGCTGAAAGTGCCCAGCTATCAACAAGCTGAACAGGCAGTGATTGATGATGTGCCGGAAGTGATTCAGGCCATGATCCTGCATTTTGCTGAGAAGCCGGAAATGGTCGTCTTAGCGTTGGGACGCAATGCAGAACTGCGCCAGCAAATGGCCAATGCCACTGATCCCGTGGCCATTGGTCGCTTGATTGGTTCGATTGAATCAAAAGCGAGAATTATGCCAAAACCCAAGAATAACGCAGCCACTACGCCGGAAGTTAAAGGCGGCAATGGCGCGGCACTGAATAATTTAGAAAAACTGAAATCAGACGCACTCGAAAGCGGCAATTGGGATAAATACTTCGCCGCTAAAAGAGCCAAGAAATAATCCATCGGAGCAGATGAAATATGGCTAATCAATTAGCAAAAGACCTGGAAATCATGTTTGAAAACTACGTGGACGGCTTTGAAGCCGCTGGCGTAGTCTCCCGTAATGCAAAGAAATTCCGCCCCGGCGATACCGCCATGCAACGGGCCGGTGATGTGATTTATCGCCCTCAGCACTACCACATGAACGTAGAAGAAGGACTTGATCTCTCCGATAAGCAACCCACGGCGTTAGTTCAGCGTCTCGTTCCGTCTGTGTTCAAAGAACCCAAAAACATTCTGTACACACTGGACGCAAGAGAGATGCGTGACCCAGAACACAAAACAGAAGCAGGCCGCGCGGCAGGTCAACGCTTAGCAGCCCAGATTGACTCCGATCTTATTCAGGTGGCAACCCAACGTGCAACGAATGTTATCGCAATGGCAAATAATACCTCTGGCGGTCAGGGGCGTGATTTATGGAACTGCGCAGCCGGTATTGATGCCACCATGACCGCCATTGGTGTTCCACAGGGCATTAACCGCCGCAGTTTCTGGAACCCGTTCAACTATAAAGACTTGGCAGGTGAGTTGGGGATGCGTGCCTATGCACAGGGGACAACACTGACGGCTTATGAAAAAGCGCAGATCCCCCCAGTTGCCAGCTTTGACAGCTATAAGACCGATATCTCAGGTCGTGTGCCAAAAGGGACATCAGCGGCATTAACACTGGCAGCCGCTCCCAAGCATAAAGTCGTGGCGAAAGATATGAATGATATGCCGGTTGATAACCGTCAGGGGCCGATCACATTGTCCGGTGAGGGCTTGCAGGTTGGTGACGCTTTCACCATTGCCGATGTGTATTCCGTGCATCAGATAACAAAAGACACCACCGATCAGCTACAGGTTTTCCGTGTGCTGGCTGTCAGTGGTTCTACGGCGACTATTTCTCCGCAGATTTTACCGCCTGATAATGCTGATGTGGCCAGCCAGCCTTATGCCAACGTTAACGCTAATGCGGTAAACGGGGCGACAATCACTATTTTGAACAAGAACGCTGCGCCAACTAACCTGTTCTGGGCTGATGGTTCCGTCGAATTGATGTACGGCAAACTGGCCTTTCCTACCGGACAAGGCCCACAAGTCATGACCGCCACCACTGAACAGGGTGCAACGTTGATCATGTCTTATTCCTTTGACCACATCAAAGGCGTCACCACAACCCGTTTCACCACACTGTATGGCTGTTCCGTACTGGTGCCGGAGTATGTCGGGTTGGTCATTGCGGGACAGTAACCTGAGGGGCTTATGCCCCTTTCTAATTTTGGAGAAATTACAATGATTACATTTAGTGAAGCATTAGACGCCCTGAAACAAGGTAAGCATATCGCCCGTAATGGTTGGAACGGAAAAGGGATGTTCCTGTACTTAATTAAAGGAACGGAATTACAAAGAGGACTTGAATATGGCTATGGCGAATATCTAGGCGAACCTGCTTTCGTTGATTCAATTTGCATGAAAACTGCTGATAACAAGCTAGTCGTGGGATGGCTTGCTAGTCAAACCGATCTCTTAGCTAACGATTGGATTATCTTGGGGTGATACATGAAAACCATGCTGTATAAACAGGGCACAATGATCACCTGCGGCCCTTATTCACTGGATTATCTTGTTGTTGCTAATGAAGAAATCGAAGGCAGCTTAAAGCAAGGCTGGGTAAAACACCCACACGAAACTGTAGAGAAGCCCAAGCGTAATGAGGCGGTAAAAGATGGCGAAAACCAAGGGTGATTTAGTCCTTAAGGCACTGCGAAAAGCCGGGTTGTATTCTGATGCCACGCTGATGGATGCAGAGCCGCAGTCTGTTGAGGATTCCATCGGTGACTTAGAGGACATGATGGCGCAATGGCAGGTGAAAGGCATTGAGTTAGGCTATCGGTTTGCTGACTCAGTTAATGGCGTTCAACCCATGCCGGATGATGATTCAGGAATACCCGCCTGGGCTAATGATGGCGTTTCTTTAAAGCTGGCGGTGCAAATATGCATGGATAATGTGATTCAACCTTCGGATGCGTTGTTAACATCGGCAGATGCAGCTTATCAAAGCATCTGTATCGCCCTGACAACAGTTCCACCACTGGAAAGGCGCAATGATATGCCGACAGGAGCGGGTAATCGAAAAGCCTTCTCATGGGATCGCTTTTATATTGAAAAAAATAACCCTATGACATAGGTGAGTGATGCCAATACAACAACTCCCCCTGATGAAGGGGAATGGTAAAAACTACCATGATGCTGATTATGTCGATCTGCTTCCGGTCAATATGTTGGCCACACCAAAGGAAATATTAGGTGCATCCGGCTATCTCCGCTCTTTCCCCGGTATCACTCAGCGCAATGATGTCGCAGGCGTATCACGTGGCGCTGAGTTTAATACTAAGGAGTCGGCAGTGTATCGCGTGCTGGGGAATAAGCTGTACAGAGGCTCTCATACTATCGGCCATGTTTCCGGCGCTGGTCGTGTCAGTATGGCGCATAGCTATCACAGTCAGGCTGTTTCCGCTGATGGTGTGATGTCGCTTTATCGTTATGATGGCACGGTTAAGCGACTGGAGAACTGGCCTGCTTCATATGGGTACTCACAATATGATATCGGCTCCGTGCGGGATATTTGTCGTTCCCGTGGTCGTTATATCTGGGTAAAAGACGGGACGGATACTTTCGGTGTGACCGATTTGGAAGATGAATCCCATCCAGACCGATACCGGGCGTTATATCGTGCTGAGTCTCAGCCTGATGGCATTATCGGCATTGATACATGGCGTGATTTTGTCGTGTGTTTTGGTTCTTCCACCATTGAGTATTTTTCGCTGACGGGTACCACAGATGCACAAGCAGCAATTTATGTGGCCCAGCCTTCCCTGATGGTACAAAAGGGCATTGCAGGAACGCATTGTAAAACGGTATTTGGTGACTCACACGCCATTATCAGCCATCAGGCGACAGGATCACCCTCTGTCTATGTGATCCGGCAAGGGCAAGTTGCCTCCATTGCTACAGCATCCATAGAGAAAATACTGCGAGAATACACGGCTGATGAACTGGCAGTCGGTGTCATGGAAACCGTCCGCTTTGATGCACATGAGCTACTGATTATTCATCTTCCCCGTCATGTGTTGTGTTATGACGCTGCTGCCAGTCAGAATGCGCCACAATGGAGCATCCTAAAGACCGGCTTATATGATGATATCTACCGTGGTATTGATTTTATGTTTGAGGGCAATCAAATCACGGTGGGGGATAAAAAAGAATGCGTGAGCGGACAGCTTAATTTTTCTTCTTCAGAGCAATACGGCCAGCAGCAGGAACACTTGCTGTATACGCCCATGTTCAAAGCGGATAATGCCAGGGTATTTGATTTTGAACTGGAAGCCTCGACGGACGTTGCTCAATACGCTGATCGCTTGTTCTTGTCTGCCACTACCGATGGTATCAACTACGGTCGGGAGCAGATGATGAGTCAGAACGCCCCCTTTCTCTATGACAAACGCATCTTGTGGCGGCGTGTGGGTAGGGTACGCAAAAACATTGGCTTTAAGGTTCGCATCATTACCCAGTCACCCGTAACGCTATCGGGTTGCCAGATTAGACTGGAGTAAATATGGCCGATAATAATCTCAAAAATCCTGTCGAAATACAGGCAAGCCGCATTGATGCCACGCTTCTTCCTGCTAACTTCTCTCAGCCTTATTTCCTTTATGTTGTTCAGCAAGGTACAGATTTAGGTAATGTGGCAAACAAGGCGAATCAGGCCGGAGACGGGGCTTATGATGCTCAGGCTAAAAATGACGAGCAGGATATCCTCCTTGATGATCATGGGAAAAGAATCACTCAGGCTGAAGAAACGCTAGAAGACCACGAAATCAGGATCACCAAAGCAGAGGAAGACTTAGCAAAACTGGACGTCAGGGTGTTGAATGTCGAGCATGATGTTGAGGGCCTGAAGATAAAGATACAGGACATAGACGGCCAGATATCTGAAATAAAAGTTGACTATGTCTCCAAGAAAGCCACAGCAACGCAGGTTATCTCGTCCCCCATCGATGTCAAAAACAACTACCTAATCAATGGCCTTAATGTGGTGGGTCAAAGGGTCACGGGATTCACCGCAATGACCGGCTCGGTAAATAAAGGGGCGATTGATGCCAACCTATCATGGAGCGCCGGTGAAACTTACGACCAATCGACTATTCAATCCCTCATGAATGCCGTCACATCGCTCGCCAAAAGGTGCAAAGCGTATGAGGATGCATTGAGGTCTCACGGACTTATCAACTAATGACAAAAATAGACAAAATAACCGGCTCACAGCTGATGCGGCTGTGGGGCGTTCCGTCATGGGTAGAACCCGGCGCTGAATACTATTTATGGGAGGGGTGTTGTGTATTCGCTCTGGTCAAGCAAGACGGATTTTATGACATCCATATAGCCATGGATAAACACAGGCGCAAAGACAGCCGGATTGCGGGTGCTGCCATTCTAAAACGGTTCGGTAACTATAAGCTCAGGGCGGCCATTCTGGTTGATAGAGAGCATGTCTGTCATTACGCGGCAAAGATGGGCTTCTCGTCACCCACAAAGCAACTGATCCCATTGACGGACGGCAGAGTAGTGACTTCTTTTATCATGTGGCGTGAGCCGGGAGACTATTATGGGTAATGCCATTGGTGCAGTGGGTAACATTGCGGGCAATGTGCTGGGCGGCATTGGCGCACGGAAGGGCGCTAAAGAACAGGCCCGTTCAAATGACCGGGCAATGGACAATCAAATGGCGATGTACGAAAAGCAGCTTGAGTTGCTTGAGCCATTTAGGAAAGCCGGATTATCTGGACTGGAAGGATTGCAAGGTATTGCAGGCAAACCCATTGATCGTAATGCATTAACATCTGCTTATCTACAAGGCCCTGAATATCAGATGATGGCAGACCAGGCCCGATATCAACAGCTAGCCTCAGCAGAGGCCACTGGCGGCCTTGGATCATCGTCAAATGGGAATGCATTGGCTGCTATAACACCGGGTCTGGTTCAGCATTATCTCGGCAATATGCAGGGGCAACAGCAGGATATGTATAACCAGTTAATGGGTTTGACTAACGTTGGCTTATCTGGTGCCGGTGCTCAGTCTGCTGCTTCGGCGGGCAATGCGAATGCGATGGGCACTTTGTATGGGCAGCAAGGGGCGATAAATGCCGGAAGAAGGGCGCTTCCTTGGCAGGTTGCTGGCAGTTCTCTCAATAGTATCAATAACGCTTCTGCCCAAGATATGAACCAGTTCGGTAACTTTGCGGGGAATATCATGGGTAACATGATGGGAGGGATGTTCTGATGCTGCAACCCATTAATTATTACAACGCATTAATACCCGATTATAGAAAAGAAGCGCTGCAAGAAACGCAGAACAGATTGGGACAGGCTGAGTTAACTGGCCTCAACATGAGGAACATGCACATGCAGCAGCAAATGCAAGATCAGCAATTACAGAAACAACAGCGTCAGCAGTTCCAGAATGATCTACGTGAAGCATGGGGAAACCCGCAGGCAATGAATACGTTAATGGGGAGAAATCCCCAGTTTATGGATGATATACAAAAAGCCATCGGTATTCAGGATGCGGATCACCGAATGGCTTTAGGTAATGCAGCCAGAGATTTAAGAGTCGCCATGCAGTCTGGAAATCCAAAGGCTGTAGCTCAGGTTGCTATTCATCATTCTGGGGCTTTGGACTCGATAGGCTCAAGTCCTCAGGAACTTATGCATATGATGCAAACAAACCCTGACGGGCTAATGCAGACAATAGATGCCGTCGGTATGAGTTCTCTTGGTGTTGATGATTATTACAACATTAAGGATAAGCAACAGGGACGGGAAATTGACCGTGGCAGATTGGCTGAATCCATGAGAAGCAACAGAGCGTCAGAGGATTTTCAGTCTAGAGGGCAAGCTATTCAGATCCGTGGTCAGGATATTTCAGCAGAAAATGCCAGACTCGACAGGGAAATACAGAAGGCTGAGTTTGCTCAAAAATCCATTGACCGCCAGCTATCCAATGAAACCAATCAAATTAAGCGCGATGATCTCTTAATGAAGCAGCAAGAGGCACAAAAGAAAGCCAGTGAAGCTAAAGCGGATAGGTATGATAATTATGCCGCTGCCTATGAAGCGTCTCAACGATCAATAGATGCCGCTGACAGGATAATGAACAGTCCGGGATTTACGGGTTATTTTGGCACTAATATCAACCCCTTTAGTAGCCGATGGATACCGGGAACGGATGCCGCCGATACGCAGGCTCAGGTAGAGACGCTGGGTTCGCAAATATTCCTGTCAATGGTGAGCCAGATGAAGGGAATGGGCGCGTTGTCGAATGCGGAGGGTGCGAAATTGCAGGCTGCCATTGGTAGTTTAAGCTCAAGCATGTCAGAGAAAGAGGCCAAGCGATCGTTGAGTGAGATTAAAAACACCCTAACGCAAGCTCAGGACAGACTGAATTCCAAGTATAAAGATGAATCAGCTTTATATAGAAATAATCAGGCCGAATCTGCAAGGAGCAGCAATAACTACTCAAGTTTATGGGGTGACTAATGGCTAAACCGTGGCGGGATGTTATGGCCTCTCAAGAATACCAATCGCTGAATCCACAGCAGCAAGCAGCCGCGCAAGAGCAGTACTTCAATGACGTTGTCGCGCCAAGTGCGGGGAATCATGTCGAAGCCGCTAAAAAACAGTTCTATTCTGCTTACCCACCATTTGGCATCAGCAGGGAAGAGAATGAAAGACAGGACACGATATTCGAGAAAGCCAACACGTTCGATAACTTTGTCATGGGCGCGGTAAAAGGCGCGGTTGATATCACAAACGCTTTACCTTGGTCTGAAAAGCCCACACAGGAAGAGCAAGCTAAGATAAATGCCATCAACAGCAAGATGAAAGCTAGGGATTCGACTGCGCAGGAGATAGGAGAATTTGTCGGTCAGGCTGCGCCGTTTGTTTCCGGTGGCGGAATAGTCAATCTGGCTGCTACCACGCCGGGAAGATTAGGGCTGGCCTCATTAACGGGAGCGGTAGAAGGCGGACTAGTCGCAAAGGGAACGGGAGGCGATCCGCTTGTTGGCGCAGCTATCGGCGGCGCTATTGGCCCGGTGGCTGAGTATGCCTCGCCATACATCGGTAAATTAGTCAATCAGGTTGGCGAAAAAACCGGGTTAACTAAATTCTTCAGAGGTGCTGATGAGACTGCCGGTACTGGAAATCCACCCAACCCATCACCCGAAGCCGAACACGTGCTCACGCCTGAAGAAACCCTGCGCCACATGGCATCGCAGAAAAATCCCGATTTGGCATCCTCGTTAAAAGGACTTGATCCACAACCCGCGCAGGACGTCAGAGCAGCCGCAGAACGGCTGGGTGTTGTTGAAGATTTATTGCCTTCCACGCTATCGGGTAATCAACAATATCAGGCGGTTGAGCAAGCGATAAAATCAAGACCCGGTTCTGCACTTAAAGTTCAGGAGGACAAATCAATCAGTCGCCTTGCTGAAAGCGCAGGCAGGTTGATTGATGATGTTGCCAATGTGCCTGATGCATTATCACTTAATCAAAAAATTATCGGGCAATTTGATAACCGCATGGCTGCGCTTGAGCGAAGAAGTGATGATCTTTATCGACGGATTGATAATGCCATGCCAGCAAGAACCAAGGTGAATGCTGAAAACACGGGAGCCATGCTGGAAAGAAAGGCCGATGAGTTAGGTGGCTGGGATAATCTTGATGCAGTAGAGAAGAATGTATTCAAAGTCATCAATCCCGGCGCGGAGGGTGTACTGACCTATGCGAACCTGAATAAGCAAAGAAGACTGGCTGGACAGGCGCTGTTTAAGAATAGAGGCCCATACCGGGATGCTGATGAGGCTGCATTGAGTTATCTGTATCGGCAATTATCAGCAGATCAGCGCGTTGCTCTGGGTGGGGCTGAAGTCAGGCGGGAATTTGAAATCGCGCAGCGATTAGTCCAGATGCGTAAGAACATGGAAGGGCAAATGGTTCAGCTCAGAGGGAAGAACCTCACTGGCGATATTGCTAATAAAAGCGCTCTGGCTGTCGCGTCCCTCGCTAAAGGAAATGCTAAGCAGTTTACTGAGCTGATGACCAACCTGCCCACAAGACAAATGCGTCAGGAGGTGGCAGGCTCGGCTATTCGGGATATGCTTTCATCGGGTAAGCGTGGCGCAGATTTTAATCCGGCCGGATTTGCTGACTGGTACCAGAATTTACGCACATCAGGGAATCTTCGCACTTTAGCGCAATATATGCCGCGTGAGTTTATGTCTGGTCTGCAGGATACCTATGTAGTGGCCAATGCGATTCGTAGGGCAAAATCATTTGAAATCACCACAGGTAGATTGAATGATTTCACTCAGCGATTCGATGCGGTGACAGCCCCTCATGAACTCATGGCGAAGTACGCCGCAAGAATAGGTACGATGGCAGGAGCTAAAGGCGGCCCACTGGGTGCGGTTGCCGGTGGGGTTATCGGTGAAAAGCTGGCCGCGAGAGCGCGATTAGCAGGCGGTTCCGGTTCTTCAGAGGCGGCTGAGCGGCTGATTTTAACGGCAGAATTCCAGCAAGCAACCAAAGGACTCACATTACCACTCCCCAAGGATAAGGGGAAATACAGAAAGGTGTTCGATGAATCCAGGCTGAGAGCTTCAAAAGCATGGCGTTCATTCTATGATTCTCTTCCTGAGGCAGATAAACGCACCCTGGCTCGTGTTGGCATTATTGGTTGGATAAGCCATAACCAAGAAGAGTAGTTTAATTCATTACTCATGTCATGCCGCTTAACGGCGGCTTTTTTACGTCCAAATTTTAACATCGCTACAGTATCTCTTGCTGGGATGCTGTACGTCTGGAGCAAATCAATGTCAGAAATAATACCGAATGTCGTCGTTAGCATGCCGTCTCAGTTATTCACGATGGCACGTTCCTTTAAGGCGTGCTCTCACGGCAAGATTTATATTGGTAAGGTAGATACCGACCCCACAATACCCGATAATCAGATAGAGGTTTACATTGAGCGTGAAGATGGTTCATATATCCCCGCCATGCAGCCTATTATTATCAATCAGGCAGGGTATCCGGTTTATGCTGGTCAAATTAGTAAGTTTGTGACTGTAGAAGGTCATTCTATGGCTGTTTATGACAGTTATGGTTCGCAGCAGTTCTATTTCCCAAACATACTGAAATATAGTCCAGATAGACTTGAACAAAGACTTGGTAGTTATGGTGACGGGGAGGGTGACGCATTAATTGCAGTAAAACAGCCATACCCAAATTCAGTAGCCAGAACACAACATGACAAAAACGCCGAAATAATTAGCCCTTTGGATTTTGGTGCTATTGGAGATGGAATTAACGACGATACTGAGGCATTAATATCGGCAATTAACAGCATAAAAGATAACGGAACGCTTGATTTAGTTGGAAAGAGTTACGCTGTTTACAATTCAGTTAATGGCGTTAACCAAGGTGATGCAGTCCCTTTAGATAAGGTTTTGCGGCTGTATAACCGTAAGAATATCACCATCAGAAATGGGTTTATTTTTTCTTATAATCCAAGGACATCTAGCGAGGTATTAAGATATCCTACAACATTAACAATTGATGGCTGCGAAAATATAACATTATCAGATGTAAGAATTGATTCTTGCGGAGAGGGTTATGGCAATACCGATGCTAGCGATGGACTGAGCTATGAGGCTCGCAGGGCATTTGCTGCTCAAAATGGCGGTCATGCGTTGCTTATAGTTAGAAGCTTGGGTGTTTCAGTGTTTAACTCACATTTTGAGAGAGCTGGATCTGTTGGCACGGTATACTCTATGAGCAGCAATAGAGTTTATTTGCATAATTGCTATTCAAATCCGAGAAGCCTTGGTTACGCTTCATATGCAATGGACTCTTGGGCCGGCGGGATATCAACATCACTATTTAATGAGCATGGGACCAGCCTTTATAACTGTCATTCTGATTCAGGTGATGCCAAGTACGGCTCAAAGGGTTGCATTGTTGCTGAGGATGATGATGTGACGGTTAGAGTAATTGGAGGAACATACAAGGATGCTTATGCTAATGGCGCGGCAACATTTTTAGGAGCTGCATTCACATCCAATTCATCAAAAGTATACGTCACTGGCGCACAAGTTTATAACTGTGCATCAGTAGGTTTATCTCATCACTCTGCCAACAATGATTCAATTATAGAGTGCATTGGGGTTACGGCGTACAAATTGAGAACTAGCATGCACGTTATTAGCAGGCTATCCTTTGGCAGGTCAATAGCAAGGTACATCGGGTGCAGTGCTGAAATAGTTCATAGCGGAGAAATATCCGAACCAATTGAACTAACAATACCAACCATTATTGCAAATAGCGGAGTAAGTAAGTACTGCTACGTTGATATAATTAACTGTAATACAAAAGGCGCCGATACGTTCAGCATGAATAGTAGAGCCACTTATGGTGGTATTTTTGTTAGCGGAGGAAGTCATGAAGTAAAAAACAGAGTCTTCACATCAAAGGGATGGGGGGAGCCAACGTTGGAAGCGGAAAAGGTTATATATTAAAGGGTGTGGTATTCAATGTTTTATCGACAGATAATGATTCACCAATAAATTCTATATCTAATATTGATAGCGAAGGGGTAATTACATATCAGAACATATTGTTTGATAGGTCAACGTTAATATCATCATATAAAAATAGAAATCTAATATCGGTAGGAATATCAAATATTTTCCTAAGGGAACGGCTTGTGTTATTACAAGATTTAATAAATGTCAGGCAGGATATTTCTTCTGGTGATGTTTTTCAGACATCAATTTTAATTAAATCACTAGATGGAGTGGCAGGAGATAATGTTAAGGTGAAAGTTTCAACTCCTAGCGGTAAATTACCAACTGTAAATTCAATATTAATTGATGATGAATTAAAAACACGTAAAATTACAGGTATTTATGATACATCAGTGGTAGATGGCGAGGTTGTTTATGGGCTATATATAAGCGGAACATCATATAAATTCACTGAAGGTATAAACTACATTGTCAACGTAATGAAGTAATAAATGAATAGGAGCGCACATTAAAATAATGCGTTCCTTTATGATTATTTTTATTGAAACGGGTTTGGATATGATTTTATGTATTCGCTCCCCAGTTTTTTTGATGAAGAATAGTTTATGTGATAGCCATCTTTCCTAAATAATATATCATTATCAATAGATGCAGAGCATTCACCATTTTTGCATATAACATCATTTGGGTCTATTAAATTAACTCCTTTGACTTCATTTTTTATTAAATACTCCTCTCTTGATTCCCTATCTTGCCCGTATGGAAAGTAAACCGATCCAATGTCTTCTCTTTTCATTTTCATATTGGCTAGCCTATTAAGATCGCTCTCACTTACCCCGCCGAATGGTCTTGCTATTATGTAAACTTTCTTCCCTCTTCTTATTAAGTCAGAAATGAAATCGTTTCTCATTTTGTGTGCGTACTTACTTACATCAAATCCTTTCCCATCATACACCCTATAATATTTGTTATCGTCGTTATACTGATCAAAAAAGTCTGATATTATCACATATTTTATATTATCTGACTTTGCCATTTCTGATCTAAGATTAGTGTAATTTATAATCTCATTCGCCAATTCGCTACTTGTTTTAACATCGAATTTAGAAACATAAACACCAGGTATAGAAGGAGTGGAACTCTTCATTGTGTCATGAATCATTATTCCAGCATCTTTAGCAAGTTCATTAATAAATCCAGAATATGCATTACCAAATGAATCCCCAATAAAAATACCGTCTGGATTTTCTTTTTTCACTCCTAAATAGCATTCATTATAGTTACCTACTTTCATTTTCTCTATGCATTCACTTCTTACTACATTAGGGGAATTTGAATCATTTAATTCATTTACCAAATTATTTAATCTATTTTTGAACCCATCATTTAAATCCATTATAAAATACAGTGATGAAATTAAAATAACAGGGGTAATATAAAGTAATGGCAATGTGAATTTTTTATAATTGAATTTCCTGAATGGCTGCTCTATAAAATGATAACTAAATGATGCTAAAGAAAATGAAATTAAGATAATAATTATTGCATTTTCTGCTGTTAACTCAATTCCTCTATATATTGCAAGTGAAATGATTGGCCAATGCCAGAGATAAAAAGAATATGAAATTTTCCCAATATATACAATTAGTTTGCTTGATAGCACCTTATTAAAAAATCCTACCTTATTTTGATTACATGCTGCTATCAGTATAACCGAACCAACTACAGCTGGTAACGCTAGAAATCCTGGGAACTGACTGTCCTTATTAATAAATAAGGCGCTTAATGTGATCAGCAATAAACCAACAAATGATGCAACATCGGTCGCCTTATCGCTCATTTTTATGTATTCACGACTCAGTGCTAGCATAGCTCCAGCCATTAGTTCAAAAAATCTAAACGGAAGCATCATGTATGCTAGATTTTTATCGTTGATGACATAATACTGAGAGGAAAATATTGATAAAACTAAAATGACAGACAGTATGATAGAGTTTAGATGAGGTTTTCTATTCTTGCATAAGATAATAAGAATTATGGGCCAAAAAAGATAAAATTGTTCTTCTACTGCCAAAGACCAAGTGTGAAGAAGTGGTTCACTGTCTGTTGAGTTGAAATAGTTAGTATTATTATAAAAATAGAAGTTACTAACTCCTAACATGGATAACAATGCACTTTTCGAGAATGATAACAAATCATCAGGCAGTAAGTTGTACCAGCAATATACAAAAAGGGGTATTAACATAAAGATAAATGGCGGCAGTAATCTTTTTGCCCTTTTGCTGTAGAAATTAGCAAATGAGAATGTTCCGCTTTTTATCTCACTGGCTATTATTGACGTTATCAAAAATCCAGATATGACAAAAAAGACATCTACGCCAATAAATCCGCCAGAAATTGGCAATCTTACATGGTAAAACACAACGAGCAGTACAGCTATGGCTCTTAATCCATCGATATCAGGTCTATATTTTAGTAACATAATATAAAATCTTTCTTATTTGTGAAAAGTGAAGGGTAAAAGGAAGGACTATATTATGCAGTAAATCTACAACGAATTTCTAGAAAATTTGTTTTGATATGATAATGTCGATAGATTTATACCAATCTAACTTGAAGATGCAGGCTTTAAAATCTGAAAATTATCAGTCAGTCGAATCGTGAGCCAGGGCGCGAGCACACTATTTTAATGGATTTTTAAAGATGATTATTTTTCAAAAATTAAATTTCACAGTATTTATATCGAGTGAAATGTAGTCATAAAAACAATTTTTTAAACTTTTATAGTAAACCATAGGGTTAAAGAACAAAATTTACATTTTGAGAATAAATATTAATCAAAGTATGCTCGCGCCCTGAGTCGTGAGCTCTTTCGCTTTTTCTGGCAAAGTGATATGAAAAAAGTGACGAAGGGTTTCACGGAAGGTCTTCGCATCCGGAAAATAGATATTGTTACGCACTTGCTCATTCATATAATTCCACAATCGCTCTATCGGATTGAGGTTTGGACTGTAAGGTGGGAGGTAATGCAATTCAATATTCAGGACATACGCAATATTTTTCACCAACTCGGCTTGATGGTAACCCGCCCCATCCAGAATGAGGTCATGCTCCCAATAGTTAGATATTGTGATAAACTCCTTACTTTTTATTCTGGGTGAGATATGGCTAAAGTTGATGTGGTTTGTCGTTACTGTCAT